TCCCGGGCCATAAAGTGTATTGACTTTAAAGTCCACAACTTCATTTCCGCTCGGATTAATGATTGTTTTTAATGCCCCGGTAACTGATATTTTAGCAGTTAAATAATCATTCGTTGTATCGGCAGCCGAAGCTCTCACTTTATCATCAGTTGTCAAGGGCGCACCACCAGCTCCACCACCAGCTCCCGGGGTTTTGCTTCTTAAACTGGTAATACTAAACATTGTAACAGTGGTACCCCCTCCTCCTGTTCTGCCTATGACTATATCATAAATAGGGTAAACTATATCCTCTATGTTGGTATCCGATAGTAAGGTCGTAAGTTTTAAGGCATCAGATTCGGCCAACTCTCCTGAAGAGTAATGCCCCTTTGGCCTTGTAACTACAACATCATTGCCTATGCCATTACTATTTAGCTTGTAATAAAATCTGAATGTATAATAAAACCCGTTCCCGAGCAAAGTATTTCCGTTAGCATCGAGTTCAATGTCTATTAAATTTATAAGCTCCCCATAAGTTGTTGCGTTTGTTTCATCATTATAAATTTGATACAATGAGCCATCAAAAGAGGGCAGACTGGAATAATGTAATTGCTTACCAACCCCGGCCGATAAAGCGAGTTGTATTGTTAAATCGTCAATATCGGGAGTAGGGTCTTGTCCTTCGTCCCAAGCACTACCCCTGCTCCTTGCATCATCAGCCACGACCCGGGTAAAACCATAAGTGCCGACTGTGCCTTCCGCTTTACTGTCGGAGGCGTTGTTTTCTCTTCTATAACCATGGACATTTCCCCGGGCTAAAGTTGTAGCAGCATCGAAAGCGGTTACTGTACCTACAATTGCATGCGGAACGGAAGGCTTTGAGGTGCTTACGGCAATATCAGGATTGCCCCCGTTCAAAAATACGTAAATCCATGATTTTTGGCCACCATCTCCAACAGAAGGGGCGTTTCCCGGGGGTATAATGACTCTTGCCGAGCCCCCTGGGCCTGTATTTGTGGTGGTGTTTAAAAAATGCCTATTAAAATTTAATATAAAAGGTAAGTTCTTAGTCGGAAAAGCCTCGTTTGTTACGTCTGCATGTATAATGCCCCCATTTACTGAAAAAGCAACGTCCGGGGTCTGTGTTACCATACCATTTAACGTCCCTTCCAAATTAACGGAGGTGTCCGAACCATCAAAACCGCCAAACCTTACCCCCACTACCCCGTTTACAGCGTCCACCACGGCCACAAAGCCGACAGGTAGAGCATAATCAGGGGCACTGGGTCGCACATTTACAAACTTTCCGGCATTATCGGGACTTTCATAAATCAAATCGTTTATGGTCATTCCAGAAGTGTCCACGCCCACAAGAGAATCAAACACAGCTAACAGACCATCTCCCCCACTAGCCGGAATGTCTTTCATTGCCATTCCTATGCTGGTTTGAACGTCTTTTAAAGTATTGGCTTGTGCGGGTTCAACAACGGGGAGTATGCCATCAAGGTCTACTATCTTACAAATGTCCCCTTTTGGTATTATTGATATGGTATTGTTTATAACTCTGGATCGCAGCGTCCTGCCGAACCTATACGGAGGCACACCTGTTATGTGTGTCCATCCCGAAAATGCCTTGGTTGTGTCATCATAAAACATAACACCCTCTGCCTCGGTAGGTGCTGGGTTTTGAGGTATAAAAGCGATAAAATTCAAAGCCCCTTGTATCAGTTGTTTGAAGTATGCCCAGGCAACGTTAAAACCACCAGCTACCCCAGGTTTACCGAATGTAATCTGTAAATCATCTGCCGGTAAGTCCGGGGATACTATCAAGGGTTGATTAAATAGTTCTTTACCCATTAGTTAAATGTTTTTCTTATTGTCATTAATTTAGGCGTGTATATTTTTTTGGTCCGGCCGTTTTTCCAAAGCGGGTAAATGTCGGTATTGTCGTTTAGATACAATTTCATTATTTCGAAATCCTGCAAAGCGATACCCCTTGCGTCGTGCTGTTCGCCTTTTATGCCCCCTTCGCTTATTGGTGCGGTCTCTGGTCTGTTTTGCCTTTGTAAGCCCGTGAAAGTGTGGGCAATTGGTGAAATCCTGACATACTTGGAATAATTCATGTAAGCTAGTTGGAATTCAATACCCTCGAATTCGATATCGTTGTCGTCGCAGTCTTCAAAAGTTGTACCTTCTAAAAGGATTACGTTTGCGGGGGTGGCGGGGTTGGTTTGTATATCAAGCAAAAAAGCCGGGCCTAGCAATTTTTTAAATTCTTTGTTTTCAACCTCTTTTTGAAGCTGGACAAAGTTAGACACCCCACCAGTAATTAAAACTTTATTCGCCCAATTCGGGCTAATGGGTTTTATGCTATTTTGTTGAGTTATTGTCAGTAGTGCCATCCTTTTGTTGTTCTATTAAGTTTAAAGGTTTTATCTTCCAGTTAGTATTTGAAGCTAAAACTTCATTATCGAAGTTTTTGAATATTTCTTCGAAAGCTTCTTCTACTTCGACCCGGTCGTCCAGCGTAATAGCGTTGTAAAAGTTGGTAGCCTGTATTATGGCCTCCCCAGAAGTTCCGCTCAGTTTATTATCTTCGTAATCTATAAGTATAGCAGGCACGCCTTTTGCAGCTTTGCGAATATTGTTTGCAAGTTCTTTGGGCCACTCCTTGAAACGGTCGTCTTCCAAATCACTGTCTAATTGTTCGAATTTAAAACCTGTGCTGTCTGAAAACCCCCCGTCCTCTCCTACTTCGTCCTCAATTATCCAAAGCCCGTCCCCATCAACTCCTAAAGAGGCTCTGGCACTCTCTGCGAGACCCGCTTTGCGTTCTTTGGTCAAAGATTCTTGTATCCTTAAGATGGTTTTTTTGAAAAAACCATTTCGGCACTGCCTGTTTTTAAACAAAGCCATTTGTGATTCGGTGTCACAGTCCAGATAAACCTCGTCGTAGTTGCTGAGGGGGTAAAAATATTCGTTGTCAGTGAATAAAAAGAATATTTGACCTTTATAATTGTCTATGCCTTTGGCTTCATCTATTTCTGCAATAAAAGCCTTTTCGTTGACATTGAAAACATTGAAATTTTTAACGTCTTTGGACTTATATTTTTTATCTTTGTCTTTCTCCCAGTTGTCGTGCATTACTACTTTTGCATTATACCCGGTGTCGTCGGGTATCGCAAAACGGCAATTTTTGAAGGGTTTTAAATGCACGTTTACGATTTTAATATCTAAATTAAAATTGCAATGTATGTAAGAGCCTTGGTTGCGGGACAAGGACTTTGTAAAATCCCGTAAAAGGCTCTGCACTGTTATTTTTTTGCCCCTTGCGTCTGTACCAACTTCTATTTTATTTATTTTTTCATTCTCGAAGCCGGCCCCAGCCAAAAATTTAGCATAAACATTGGCCGAAGTTTTAGCGGTAACCGAGCCGTTAATGAGTTTCTCCATTAACTGGGGGTAATCGTTGTTTTCGCCAAAAAACATAAGGCCGTTAACGCCTTCATCTGTTTTCTTGATAGTCTTGTTCGGTCTAATGACTATCCGTTTATCAACTTCACTGTTTACCAATCTCTGACCTCTCGACATAGAATCTTGTTTTTACCACGAAAACCACGTTTCTAGCTAGAAACGTGGTAGTTTTATAAAATTGTTTTTTTTAAAGCTCTTCGTCGGAAAGGTAATCTTTCAAAGCTCCAAATACATTTTCTTTATTCGGGTTGCCTTTTACAAGGTCTAAGCTTTTAGCTATTTTTAAAGCCTCTTTAAAACCGTCGGCTTCAATAACATCTAAAATGTCTTTTTCGGTATATTCAACCTCTTCAACTTTTTCACCTGGGAGGCGGATAAAATCTTTTTCTTTTAAAGCGCGTTGTTTTAAAAGTTCTTTTGCTTTTTCATCCGTAAGGCTTGCGCCCATGATGTGCAAGTGACCTGCAACCAATACGCCTTTTTTAAATACCCCAGGGATATACTTTCGCCCTTCCCAATTAGGGATACACGTCCGTTTTAATTTTTCTTTTGCCATTTTATAGTCTTTTTTAAGATTTGCATAATATTTGCGTTGCGAAGCGGCACAAGTCTTTGGCTGCCCCCCGTTCAAATACAATTTACTGTAAATATTGATCAAAGTCAATGAATGTTCGGAGGAGATTATCTCCTCCACATCCATTTTCAAAAGTCTGTTTAATTGTTCTAACATTTTAAACTTGTGCGATTTCCTGAGCTTCTAACATTGTTAAAGTAGTGGCGTAATCCGTAGCCAATACGGTCCACCAAGGATACTCCTCCTCCGCTCCTGCCTGGCTTGCCAATTCAACAGCTATCGCGCCGTTGATGTCATTTGCCGTCCACTCTAAAGTGGTCTTATACATCCCGTTTTTGATACCGAATGCCCGGAAAGTTCCATCTCCTCCAGAAACTTTATCAATCATTTCAACAACTACAAATAAATCGCTCAGTGCGTCAATGTTTTCCACATCCTCGGCCGTAAATTCAAAGCCTTGGAAATTGAACTTATTTGTATACCTGTCCGCCCTGTCCTCAGCAACTACCAAGGAGGTGCCTGGGTTAAAAAGTTTCTTGACTCCGGTAGCCACAAATAATTTTTTTGTAGAAATCATTTGGATTGCCGTAATCTTCGAAAGGTTGGTCACATCAAAAGTAAAACCCGCCTCCAGTCTATTGCCTACCCACACCTTAACCTCTACTCCTGCAACAGGCTGGTTTACGCATGTTGAGGCAATATCTTTCACTATACCATCTACACATCCCATATTCTAAAATTTTTAAGATTAATAGCCTACTACCATCATATACTCCTCAAGTAATTTGGAGTCAAGTGAGAAACCGTAAGCGATATTGTTTTCACGTTCTTTCTTTTCGTACCATATTTCAAGTTCGTCGAAATCGCTTTCGTTTAAAGTAGCGATAGGTATATTCTCAGGGATTGTAAATACGATCCTATTAGGGTTGTCAAAAGCATTATTTGTGCTATTATCCTCAGCGTCTTCCCGGGTATCCAAATCCCAAATGGTTTCCATATTTATAACAGGGTAACGATTCCACTTTAACTCCCTAAAACCCTCCTCAGTAAGTGTAATAGTGAAATTTTCACCAATCGACTGCAAGGACTGTCTGTAATTTTCCCAAATTTCACCGGAAACGTAAATTTTTGCGTCCGGGTGGCTTTTCAATCTTGGGTCGGCTAAAGCTAAAACACCTTCAAAATAAGTGTCTTTTGCCAAATCAGTCGTTAAAGCTAATTGTGCGGGTTTAGTAATCTCCGCATTTAGAGCTATAGTAAAACGGCTCAAAGTCGCACCTCCGACAGCGTCAAAAATCTGCTCCCAAAGTCCGTCAAAATAATCGTAAAATTTAACATCTCCTGCGGAAATAAGGCCCGCAGTTCCAGCTCCTGATACAGCAATATTTAAATCCGCATACCAAACAGCTCTCCATATAGTTGCAACAATCGACTCTTCGATTAATATAACAAAGAAAATTTCAAGGTCTGAACCTTCGATTTCATAATTTTCCCGGTATTGGGTAATTTTCTTAAAGTAAGCTTTAAAAAGGGCGTTTAGTTCTTTATTGCAATGTACTAAAGTGTCCTCAATTCCGGCAGGGACCCAATTCTTTTGGGTCGCAACACTTTGCGCTCCTGATGTTTTACGTGTGCAAGTCGCAGTCCCCGCAATACCAGTTTTCCCAAACTGACTTGCAAAAACTATTTGTTCATTCATAGTGACACCTGTTTTAAAGGAGCCGTGCAGTGCTTGAAATTCAGGTCTTTCAAAGACCCTTTCAATGATAAAGTCCTTTATTTCCTCGGACTCAATAGGATTGAGCGTTAAGCCCGATAAATCTATTCCGTTTGCCATTATTTTGTAGTTTTATATGAAAATTTAGTTTTTCCACCCTCGCCTTCGCCTGAAGGCCCATTTGGTTTTGGTTTTTCACCTGAAAATTTATTCCTGAATTCATCAAATGAATTTTTAACCGCTGTTAGGTCTTCGCCCAATTTGCTGTGATCTTTTTGCAAATTAAGTACTTTAGTTTCTGAGGCTGTCAACTTGTTTTGAAGTTCTGTTTTTTCTTCTTTTAAGTCGTTAACTTCTTCTTGCAGTTCTGCAACCTCTGCGGCTGCCTCTTCTTCGGCTTCTTTAATTTCCGTAAGCGCCCCACCTTCGAACACATAAATAGTCCCGTCTGCAAGGGTGTGCTCCCCCTCGGCTGGAACGCCTGCGGCGGTTGCCGTGTCCCCTACTTTAATCTGTTCGACGGTTTCAACCTCGCTACCAAAATCAAGTTCCACCCCGTTAACGTCTTGAACGACGATATTTTTAGGGGAGAATTTGTTCAACAATTTGTTAATTGCTTTTTCGATAGAACCCAGTTGTTTTGTCTCTTTTTGATTCATCTCCGTTTCGTTATTAGTTTGTATTAATTGATTTTCTAGATTGTTCCATTTTGTAGATTTTACGAAGTTAAGCGCTAACATTTCGTTAGCGCTCAAAATCCGCTCTTCTTTCATCAGTGCCAAAATTTCGTCAAGGGTTTTACCGGACACCTCCACATAAATATTAGCTACTTTTAATTTTTCATCTTCGAGGTTTTTTGCGGCTATTCTAAGAGCGTTGTCGTCCCCTGCTACCTCCAGCCAAGGATTATGTATAAGCCCCCTTGAGTTCGGGGACATCCAACGGTTTTCAGTGGATAACAGTATTTGCATTCCTGCACTTGCGCAAGTCCCCAGCACCCCGATAGAAGGGTTTAGCCCCAAGGCCCTGATAGCATCATATATTTTTAGAGCCTCCCATGAATTACCGCCCGGGGTATCCAAGATTATGTCTTTTCCGGCATCTATGAAGGGCATTATTATGTCAAGATCGATGTCGAACCCGACTTCGCCTTTTAACAAAATACCGTTTTCACCTATTTCTTTAGGGGGTATCGTCTCGAAGAAAAAGAAAAAGTTTTGTACCCCTTTATTTTTTAACCACTCCTCCGCTTTCGGCTGGTCGAACTTAGATTTATTAAAGAGAACGGATTTTTTTACCCCGTTCTCTTCGTACCTTGCTATGAATTTATCCATTTATTTTATGTTAAAACCCCTTCAAAATGTCGGCCCAGATTAAATTTTAATTGTCCTTTGTTTGTTTCGAAAAATATTACCTGGTGTCTTGATTTTCCTTTTTTAACTTTTACAATTTCAGTTTTTAAAGGCAGTTTTTTTTCAGCGATTTTTTTGTACTCTTTATTTACAAAAGTTTTTAACTCCCCCTTCAATGGAAGTTTTACCGCTCTTTTAATAATGTACTCGTTGGCCAAATCAACATTTAACCAATTCTCAAATAGCCAAATAATAATTTTTTTCATATTGTGTGTTTATAGATTTCCACAAAGTTATAAATTTTTTCTATAAAAAGCAAACACTTATAATTTTTGGCTATACCAACGATGTTTCCTTGTTTGAGGTCTGCCCGTTTTGCGCAGCTGTGACCTCGTCCACCACTAATATTTTTGCAGAGGTTTGAGGAGGTTGTATTTGCAAAAGTGCGTCCCTTGAAACTATGCCCTGGTTAATTGTTGGTGCTGTCAAATCCGCCCCCTGTGTCGACGCCGGAACCCCGCCCCCCGTCGGTATGCTTTGACCTCCCCCGGAGTCTCCGGGCAAACCGCTTTTTATAGATAATATTTTTTTCACGTTCGCAAGACCCGCCACAACCGCAGCCGCTGCCGCTGCAATACCTAAAGCCGGGCCAACAACGGGCACGCCTGCCAAAGCCGCATAAGCGGCAGTAGCACCCCTGTAAGTGTTTACAGCCGTTTCCGCAACCGCCGCAGCTTTTCCGATAGCTGTTTGTTTTCCAAATATTGCCGCAATATTACCAACAAATCCAGAGGCCAAAGATAATTTAGCGTCTGTCTCGGCTTCTGCAATAGCCTCCCGGGCGTTTGCAAACTTCTGATCTATTAAAGTCGTGTCCGCCCCTACTTTTTGGGCGAATTCGATTTCTATAAGCCTTTGTTCTTCGAGTTCCGCCCTTTTACTTTCAAGCCTTGCAAGTACATTTGTTTCTTGTAAGGCAAGTTCATTTTCCTCATTGATAATTCGCCTCTGTTTTTCAGCGTCAAGGTGGGTTTTTTCTTCTTCTAGTCTTTGTTTTAAAATTTCGACTTCCTGCTTTGCTTTTTCTTTTAATATTTTTGTTTCTTCGGCAGCGTTTTCTTTTAAAGTTGTCTGCCTTTCACGTTGTAAAGATTTTTCTTTTTCAAAATTTGCTTTTTGGACATTAAAAACGTTGGCCTCCAATTGCGCCAAATCGTTTAAATCTTCTTTTGTACTTTTAGATAATTTATTTTGCTCTGCCCGGATAAAGGCTCTTGTTTTTGCTGTTTCTAAATTGTTCTCCAGTATTTCTTTTTCTTTTTTTATGACCTCGTCTAAAAAAGCTAATCTTTGTTTGCTGTCAAACTCGTCTTTTTTAGCAGCATCCGCCCTTAACTTGGATACATCCCTTTGCAGCTTTGCATTCTCGACTGTGTTTGCCCTCACTGTTTTATCTAAATTTGCCTGCAAATTTGCCAAGCGTATGGCTACTGCGATTTCCCTTTCTGTCTCATCTATGATGTCGGTTATTGCGTCTTTAGCTTTCCCGAAAGCGTCCACCGCCTTATCTGAAAAATCTTCGATGCCCAGGGTCACTTTAGCCACTGCGTCCCCTGCCACTTTTCCAGCTTCCGCAAATTCACCTTTAAATAGTAAAGAAATAGCTTCGCCTAATTTTGGTATAAGTTCCAAAAGCCCTTCAAACCTGTTTATCAGGTTTTCTTTGATTGCTTCAACAAAGCTGTCCAGGGCTTCCCGGGGGTTGGTAAAAGTGTCAAACAGTGCTTCCCCTACATCTGATAATAAATCAGATAAATTTCCAAGTATGACCCCAAAAATAGCCATTATTTTATTTAATTTATTTTGTCCCTCTTCGCTAGATGTAAAGAATTCTTTTAAGGCGAAGCCCGCAGCAATCAATAAACCCAAAGGGCCCAGGGCCACTTTCATGGCAGTGCCAAAAAGTTGCATAGCTGATGAAGCTTTCCCTAAACCGGGGATTAATTGGGATGTTGCACCGAAAGCACCTTGTATGCCTTCGGTATAGTTGCCGACATTCCGACGTGTGTCGCTCGTCGCTTTCTCTTCCTTTTTTAGTTCTTCGGTAAGTTTCTTTTTTTGCGCTACCAGGGCTTTGCCGCTGTCCGTATTGGTTCGCTCCTCCCGGCTAAGTTTCGCCCACTGGACTGTCGTTGTCGCAAGCTCGGCACGCAAGGCGTTTATACTGCCTTTGTTTTCTTTGTTGGTAAGTATTACGTTTTTGGTAAGTTTTTGGTTTTCCCTTAGTTGTTTTTGCTCCAATTGCAATTGGAGGGTAAGTTGTTCCACGGCTTCGCCCTGGTCGTCCTCCGCCTTTTCAAGGGCTTTGATTTCTTCCTTTAGGGATTTAATACTTTTACGTGAATCTGCACTGTCTTTCAGGAGTGCATCCACATTTATATCTAATTGGAATAATACTTCTTTTTCAGCCATAACTTTCTATTTTAAAACCAGGGGTCCCCCTCTCCGTCTTCCCAGTCAATCCCTACCCCGTCAACCCAAACATTTAGATCCGGGGGAGTCAATGGTGTTTTGTCGCTTATCCTTATAAGTTCCAACCTTGTCGGCTCTTTAGATCGATCCGGATTAAACCTGCTTATTTTATTGATGAAAAAAGACCCGTTTAATTCCCTTATAAAATATTGTTTGAAAAACTCAAAATTCTTTATGTCCTTAAGGGTTAACCATTTTGCTGCTTCGTACCATTTCGGGTAAGTTATAATTTCATCTAAAAAATTGTATTCGCTGTCAAGCGAATAAAGTGCCGCTTTCGGTAATTTTAACGAAGCGGAGGCGTTAGCGATTACCCCTGTCTCAAAATATATTACAGTTATATCGGCATCGGTTAAACCGTCCGCTACCATAAAGGTAAAAGTTTTAAAAGCTTCTTTTGCGGACAAGTCCAAAAAGGTATCGCTCCCGACTATGTCGACAGGAGGCACATATGCATCAATCTCAAATAGTGTTTTTTCTAAATCCAGATTTCTATTATTGGAAATCAGGGTTTTTGAATTTAAAAGATTGTCCCCGTTTTCAAATACCGTGCCAAACTTGATTATGTTTTGCTGGGCGTAGCCCGGTATTGATGGTTTAAAAACAGGTTTCCCTGTCAGCCTATCCGAGAAGTCCACGACTTCGGCCAAGTTTTCCAGGTCGTCAAACCTTGCCAACCTTATCACAGGTAAGCCATTTACCTCCAGTTCATCTTTAAGGATGTTGAATTCTTGCATAAAAGAATTTACGAAGTCGTACAGCGTTTTATCTGCCTTGTCCCTTATATCTTTGTGCGGCAAAAACGGCAATTCTTGCCCACCATCCTGGAAATATATCGTAAAATTATCAAATGTACCTGAAACATTTATACTTATTTCTTTTGAATCTATAAACATGGTCGGGGCTATAGGGTCGTCCCAGATATTGCCGGGCAAAACCCCGCCGGATGTTAAGAAATTTACGCCGAAAGTATCTTCAATATATTCGAAGATGGTTTTTGCGTATATGCAAAAATGACCTCCGTAAGATTCAGTTACTATTTGCACTTCTGGGGGTACAGGGGGGTCGCCCTCCTCAAATTTGGTATACAAAAATATCGTGTTTAATCTTTCAACATCTGCGTTCTGGGCATCTAATAGAGGCTGGGCAAACAAGTTGCCCCAGGTCATCGGTAAAAGCAGGCCCTCCGTGTTGCCTGCAAACTCAGCTATGAAATTTGGGAAAGTCCCGACAAAAGGACTGGAAAGGGAGTAGAGGCCTTTCTCTGTCTTTAGCCAACCTATAAAACTATTGACAAAGTCCGGCCACAATACCCCTTTTAATTCATCCCAAATGTCTGCTTTTTCAAATATAAATAAGCTTATGCGATCTCCATCTATTTGGTCGACCCTGCATTTGCCGTTAGTTATCAGTTGTTCATTGTCTACCCAGTAATTACAAATTGACGAGTCGTATATTTTTGTCGATAAGCTCTGCGGGTCTTGGGCGTTTCCAAAAACAGCTAAGTTATTAGATGTTTTCGGAATTGTGAAGGTGTTAGTCGTGTTTATTAAAGTTGTCCCCGGCTCCTCAATATTATAGCTTTGCAAGTCCACACCTATAGCGGTCCGCTCGTCAATGTCAACATCGATGCCGTTAATCCTTAAAAGCCTCATATCATTGAAATAGTGAAATGTTCGGGCAAAGTTATTACTACATCTATTTTACCGAAAGTTCGTTTTCTTCTTTTGACCACAGGGTCGGGCACTTCCTGAACAACTTCCAGCCAATCTTTGGCGGCGTCGTCCGTTCCCGAACCGATATATAAATAAACCCTTGGGCTATCATAAATATCTGTCAATGCTTCCAGTTCAGAAGTGTTAACTTCTGCTGTTAAAGCTATTTTACGGCTGTTTTTAAAACCGATATTCTGTTCATTGCTTTGGTCGGTTAAAATACTCGTAATAAATTTATTTACATTGCCTATTTTTTCCAAGGTGTCCGTTGTCCGATAAAATTTATTAAACGGGAAAAACCTATATTGTCCCTTCTTATCAAGATATTTCAATATCAAATCGCCGGTACAGGATTGCACCGGAACAATTTGCTTGCTTGCGACGTTCACAAAGTTAACCGTGAAGTTTATCGTTCTTATGGCAGTTGCTAAAGTTTTGTACCTATAATATCCGATTTGGCTCATTAAGAAAAATCTTTATGTTGTACTAAAACGTAACCGGAGGCGTTATTGAAAGGCACTGCCTGGTCGAAGTCTCCTCCTGTTAATCTAGTCATATTAAAATTGCCTCCGCTGTAGTCGAAAATAGCACCGTTGATGTTTCCGGTTGCAACGTTCAAACTGGACAGGTCCCAAGTCTGTGTACCCCCGGCGTGTATCACTGCCTTCATTCCTACAATTTTATGCCCCGCTGGCAAAGCCCAAGCGACTGCAAAACCAGAATTGGCGTCCATATCCCACGCCGAAAAAGCAACCTCCTCAGTGATTATGTCCCCGCTTGCAAATACTAAATTGGCCTGTAGCCATGCCAATATTGTGGCCCAGGTACTATTTTTTGTTGTGTTGCCCGCTAAACCCTGGCCCACCCTGTGGGTTAATATCGGGTCTACGTCTGCTCCTTGTTCAAATAATCTAGGCATAATATTTTATACTAAAGTGAATATTGTAAAATCGCTATCGTCAAAGTCTGTAAATATTGCATCGTCAAAGTCCAGGGCGTTGCCCTCTGTTAACACCGGGCCATCAATTGCAACGTCGTTGGCCGGGTCATCGTTGTAAAAATAAACATAGACTATCCCGCCTATAGGTGCAAAATAAATTTGGCTTTCGTTATTGAATTGTTCGTCTAAATTTGGATTTTCCCCGAACTGGGCAGCACCATGTACAAAATCAATTTCGACTTCTTCAAAAGTTGCTGCGTTGTCCGGGTCGACGAATCTTATTTTAAGTATTTTTGTTATGTTTTCGACAAATAAAAAAGTTTCCGTGAGTTGGAAGAAATCATCAAAACCCTCCATGATGCTTTTTACCGGGTCGTTGGCGATAAAAACAAAAAGCCGGGTTGTTATCGTCGGGTCTCTATAAGGTATCGCCTTATAAGTCTCCAAAAGCAAGTCTGCATCGTCCCTTATTTCTACGTGCAGCACGTCCGGTACCGACCCCGAATAAGTTACTTCGGCAATAAATACAAGTGTCGAGTGAATGGGTTCGAGATTCGAACCATTTACTTTATTATCTTGTGATATGGTTATATTGCTTATCGGCATTATCCTTTACTCTTCTTGTCTGGTTTTTGATTTTTATATTCTTCCATGACTCTCTCTATTTCACCAAGAAGCGTCCCGTTTATATTTTTAGTTTTGGCAATGTGTTCTAAATTACCCCCTGCTATAAATATTGATTTTATTAATTCTCTTTTTGTTTTTTCCATAATTTTTTTTATTTTAAACCTTTGGTATTTCTGCCCAAAATTCAGGGGTCCCGTCAGTTACGTTACCCTTATGCCAATTCCCATTTTCGAAATGTGCAAAATCGTAGCAGCCTTCTTCTGTTTTTACTAAATAAGTATCAAATTTCTCAGGGAAATCGTTTACACTTTTATATTTTTCTTCGGCCATATCCGTTTATTTTAATTCTTTAATTATTGCACTTTTAAAATCCTGAACCAAAGAAAATACCAAAGAACGGTTAAGCTCCCCCATTTTCTTTCGTGTTACCACGTCGGAGACAAGGCCCCCAGCATTATGTTTGTTCGGTACTTCCCAGCCTTCCCTGGCTTTTTTCCAAGCTACCGCAAAAGGGTTTAAGTTTACCTGTTTATCCTTAACCCATTGGTCCAGGAAAGTCGAACCTGCCCAACCTACCCAGGCTTTTAAACCCTCTTCGGTCTGGTCTTTGTTTGGCCCCCTTCCATTTTCGATATAATCGGTATAGTTTTCGCCAAGTATGCCCAGCTTTATAGTTCCGCCCTCCCTTCTTTGGAAAGGTTCCAGGCTTTTAGCCCAGCGCCCGGAAGCCCTAAGACCTAAACGGTCATAATTTATTACGAGTTCGTCCTCTACTTCGCCAAGCCATTTATTTATAATTTCTTCGACCATTGTTATTTACCTTCAATAAATACCTGAACCCTTTCCGGTTCGCCCGCAGCTTTCCTGCCATCGGCAAAAGTTATCTTCGCCCAAAATATCCAGACTCCTGCCTGGTCCAATTCGCTTGGTTCTGAAAATTCAAACTCAATATCCTGTGTACCCACTATTGTGGCGTCAAATTGACCTGCCGACCCATCAGGTTTAAAAAATTTCAACAGTGTTTCGGTTGCACCTGTAAGGGTTACCCCGGTCTCCGCCGTTATTTTTAAATTACTTTGGTCTAAATATATTTTACCGTTTGCCATTATTTATTATTTAGAAACTCGTTATCCAATGACCATCCTGGGACATCTTCTTTATTCTCGTATATTATCGTACCCTCTGGTAATTTCTTATTTGGTAGAAAAATATAAAATGCCAAACTAATTGTTCCGCTTCCTGCGATGCCTCCCATAAATGTAGCTTTAACATCTTTTATGTTGTAGGTTCGTCCTTGTTTTCTATCTCGTTTATCTTTCAAGTGTCCAAGCAAAAGACTACTTCCAGAACCAACAAAGAAACTAATAGCTTTCGCTAACCAAGGCTTCATTTCTGTATCTTCCAATATATTATATGCAGCACAATTAAATACAACACCTGTAAAATATCCAAATCCGCCATGTGCCTGTTTATCCTGTTCGTTAAAATCTACGCCCCAAATTAGTCCGTTTTGAGCATTTGCCAAAATCGGAATAAGTAGCAATATTACAGTTAATTTTTTAATATTCATTTCTTGAAAAATTGGTGTAAAAATCATTTAGTAGTGTTGAAATAGTTGCAGCTTCTGCGTCATCTGCAACACTATCAATAATTGCGTAACAATTTAATAAAGCGTTACTGTATGAGTTGGTTACAGCGTCTTGGTTTTGAGCCAAAATAGCGACAGTCGTGTCCGGCTTTTTAACAACATCGACCCCGGAAGTTCTCACCACCTTAACCGCCCCATCTTTATAAACGGTCATGTCGGAAGCATTAAAGCGTGCACCAATGGATACGCCCCTCGCATCTGCTACCGAATCAGGGATGACACCTTGAAAAAACAAACCGGGGGCTAGTCCAGCCAAAGATAAAATCCTGAATTGACTTTGAGGAGCTATCTGCGAACTCCCGCCTATTAATGTGCCTGAAGGTGTTTCCGTCCTGCAATAAACCAACAGTCCGGCGGTATTTAAGCCTAAAGCTGAAACACCCAGAGGACTAAATCCAGTATCCGCATACTTATTACTTCCGTTGCCTTGCAAACCTCCACTTACGCCGCTTTCAGAATAGTCCCCGCCTATAAAATTATTATTTGCATCATAAGTATTCCCTAAAAATACACTTAAACTTTCATCACCGTTTAAGAACAACGGGGTTAAACCTGCGGCTAAATTATCTCCGACAAATAAATTAAGTCTTAAAAATCGGCTTCTTAAACCCGCTGCTTTTACGGCCAATACAAATGTATTTACCCTATCTTTTGTTGTTGCTGAAATAGTTCCACCATTAGCAAGGACACGTGTTTCCCATGACGATACTTCTATATCAAATAAAGGAGGTGTGTCTTCTATACCAATAGGACTCTGTATAATCAAATTAGTAGTTATGCCTGAACTAATAACTTTTTCTTGAGTTATTGGGCTAGCCAAAATTTTCTCTTTAGTAATCGGGGATTGTATGGTTATATTGTCTTTACCCATTATTGTATGAATACCGTATTAGGTGAAGCCGCAAAGTCTATGTTTTCGGCATACATATTTATCTCGACGACTATGTCCCCGCTGGTTATTTCCAGATCATTATCACAACCTACTTGGGCAATTGCTTGCGCGAGTAACTGCATCAGCTCTTTTAATCTTCGGTCATATTTTTGTTCGCTAGTTTCATCAAGGTCTGCGGCTTGGCCGTCTGTGTCAAATTTCCGGCCCAGCATGATTAAACAAGTGTAGGTTATTTCTGTTATCCGGCCATTCATGTAAGTGGGTTGTGCCCGAAAGTCGGCGACCATCACCAATTTACCATTATCGTATTGTTGTGCCGTCTGGGCACTCTTATAGAATTCGTCGACACCGTAAACAAAAAGCCAATCTTTACTTAAAGCGTGGGCTTCCAAAGCCCCTATAATATCGAATTGGTCCATTTAGCAAAATTATAAATAAAATTGATAAGAAACAAATTTCGTATAGATTGAATTTATATGGAATTTGTTCAAAGAGATTTTCTCCCGACAAACGACAAAATCCCTTCAAAGAGATTTGAGATTTGTTCAAAGAGATTTTCTCCCGACAAACGACAAAATCCCTTCAAAGAGATTTGAGATTTGTTCAAAGAGATTTTCTCCCTATCCGGCACAAAAAAAGCAGAGCCCTAGCGGAGCCCTGCTTTTATATATTTAAAACCTGAATGAGGCCACAAACGTACTAAACATTTTGGAACTTACCAAGTTCTTTAAGCATTAATTTTTTCATTTGCCTACCAAACCAATAATTTTCAAACCAATGTTCTTCGTCCAGCCAATCCGTGCAAGCCCAAAATCTCGAATCTTCGCTTAAAAGCCCCAGGTCTTTTTTTACCCTGTGTATTTGGATTCGGTAGGTTACCGAATACCAAAGCCATTTGACCCAAACCTTATCTTTTAATAGTTCGTACATGTAAAGTATAAAATACAGCGATATAAAATATATCATGAAAACTAGGGTAATTGTCGTATACCATTTCATAATCATGTTTTTTTGTTTTTGTAAATTGTATTTAATTTTTCATTAAATTCGTTTCGGTCGGCTTCGAGTTTCAACTTGGTAAAACAAAAGTCATACTCTAATTTCCCTACCTCCTCGAAGTTAAGCGAGTACCACACGGCCAATTTATCAAATTGTATAAAAGACCCGTAATCATTGAATTTTTCTATACCTGCCTGTATTTCTTCGGCGCTTGGGGCATGCCCCAGGAAGTCCGACTCCATGTTGTTGATAGCTGTTACCTGTTCGATAAAATAAAGCCTTGCCTTGTGCAATTCGAAAATAGATTTAAGCCCCAGGGCCTTAAAACTGATATCTTTTAATTCTGAAATAGATTTAAAAAATATTTCCCAAGTTAAACCCTGCTGGGCGTAATACTGAAAATCCTTTACGGTTCCAAACGAAAGCTCCAAAAAACTGCCCAGGGCGAAAACGTCGAAAGGTTCGAAATTCCCGTACCTTAAATAAAGGTCGTATTGGCTCCGGTCTTTTAAAGACGCATAGTCTTTAAATGTTAGGTCTTTTACTTGCATTTTTTAGGGGCAGAAGGTATTTTATTATCTAAAATATCTAAAATATCTAAATATTTCTGGGCTTCCACTCTGTCGCTTATTTTTTCTTTTTTGGTCAAATTTTCATAAGGGGTGTTTATTTGCCTTTTCCATCTATCTACCGCCCATTTAGGGATTACCAAAGACCCCTCTTCTGCTTGTATTGTTCCCGGTTTGTAAGGAATACTCTTTGAAAACATGTAACTCGTCCATCCCGCCCAACTTAGGTGAGCCTGTTTTGCTAATTTTTCCAACATAATATAGATTTTTAATGAACAACAAAGATAAACATATTTATCATCACTACAAAGCTTTTTGCCCTTTTCTTACAAAAGGCTTTAATACTTGCATGGTTTTATATCTTGCCCCGTCTAGTAAGTGGCAAAATGCATCAATAGGGATTTCTCCTTTTTTATCCAGCCAGATCCATTTATTTAACTCCTGTTCTAAATTCGTGCTTTCGGGGGTTATTATAATCTCATAACCTGTAATCTCTTTTATGTCCTCCACTATTTTATTTTTTGGAAAACCGTGGATATTAAATCCTTTTTTGGCAAGGTCTTTGATAGTCCGCTTTGCCGAATTGTCAGCTGCAATTAACTTTTTGTCTGGTACCCTTGCTTTTAACCTGTCCCCCAGTTCATCAGTTGAGAGGTTGTTTTCGTAAAGTTCCTCATGCCAATATATTTTCTTTGCTTTCTTATCGACTGCCACTTTAACAAGTGCATCCGGGTCTGTTACCCCGAAGTCAAGACCGTAACCAAACGGTAAAGTTTCATCAAATTCACCAAAGCGCCAATTTGTAAAAATTGCACCCTCCAGCTGCCCAAGTTCACCAAGCCCATAGACCTTCCACCAATTTTCAAAGCCTGGTTTATCCTTTTTGGCTAAAAGGTTTTCTTTCTCCCTTTTGGGCAGGTAGGGGTTATCTAAGAAAGTAGATTTGATTAGCACATAATCGAAATTAGGCATGTGCTTTTCATGCAACCAAAATTCTGCCGATGGGTTGAAATCTATAAAGGTTGCTATACTTGTCCGGGCGTTCATCAGCTCAAAAATCTTGTACGCTATCCTTCTATTTGCTTCATTGATATAAAGTATTTCACGCCGGGGGCCGGTTGCTTTCGCCTCGTTGCCTTCGATACCTACAAAAGTAAACTTGCATTTACCTATAAAATATTTGTTTTCTGATTTATTGCGGACACTTGCCGGGTCGATGCCCTCGTCTGTGAGAACATCCTCAAAATCCTGTATAGCCCCTTCTTTAAGGTGGGGTAAAGCATAAGACGCAATAGTTATCCGCTTGCGGCTCTTGCTATATTTAGCGATGTTGTAAAGTAATTGTAATATTGATACATTTTTAGAACTGCCCTGCCCACCCTGGTTACAAATTAGTGTTTGCGTACCTTTGTATTTTAAATAAGCCGCAAGGTTCCAGCTAAATACTTCAGTCGTTTTCATTTGCTTCGGTTGGTTCGTTTTCTTCTATTGCGGAGGTCGGGGCATCTTCGAGCATAAGTCTTGCATTTTCAAAAATTTGATCCCAAAGCCTGTCGAAATGTTCAAAATCGTATAATCCCATAATATTTAATCCCCCTTCATTATTTTATTATAAAAATTAGTTGCTTGTATTGTAGATTCCTTGGAAGTTTCCCCCAATTTATTATGTAATTTATCTTCCGGTCTTTTAACCATTGTGACACTCAAAACATCTTTAAAAAAAACCCTCAATAAACTCTTCGTAATTACTTTCACTGCCCATAATATTTAATCTCCATCCATTAGTTCGTTCAGGTTATCCTGTGTTATTTGGTCAACCACTATTATAGTAGTTTTTAATTTTTCACCCCCAGTGGTGTGGTCTACTTCGTGGCGGTCTGCCCACTTTTGGCCCTTCTCGGGATCGATCCTGCCCCTCCTGTTCTTTAGCCAAATGTTAATCGCCGCAACGTCCGGGACGACGTGTTTTGTAGTCGTGGTCGTTTCGTAATCGTCCAGGGATTCTTTAACCTTTATCTCGTCATAAGTATATCCGTTAGCTCTTTTAAACAGGCTCTTAGTTACTTGCATGTCCGCAGTTTCCTTGCCCCTTTTAATGGACTCAAAGAATTCTGGTTCTGCTATCTTCCAATTGTTGACAGTTGTTTCGGTTACGTTGAAAAAACGGGCGAATTCTTTATCCGTTGCTCCAAGTAAAGCAAGTTCGTAAACCTGTTCATTGTATTCTGTTTTATATTTCGTCGGCTGTCCTGCCATAACTTAAAAATTTTTTATCCATTCGTCAACCCTCTCCTTAGTCGCTTTGAGTCTTTGGGACTCCATCGCTTTTACAACTGCCCCGCGAAGGTCCCTGTTAATCAATATCTTTTTATCTCCTATGAAAAAATACTTTTTTGTTTTGGGCGGTTTTAAAATCATATGCAAAGGTATAAAATTAACAATAAACCACCAAACCCGCAACCCATACCCTCCATTTTGCCCTGAAAAAACCCATTGTTTACCACACCTGTCTACCTTGCAGCGTTTTTGTAAACAACAATTTAAAGCCCTTGTTTACCGCTCCGGCCTTTAAAATCAACCTTTCCTATATACTAACGGGGTTAAAAGCAACAATAAACAAGACCTCCTAGAATATATAATATACAATATACTAAAATTCTATATTATACATAATGCTATATTTACTATAATATATTACCCTATTTATTGTTTATCTTGTTTACATCTATCAAAACCCCCGGTTTTACTGGGCGGAGGCGTAAACAAGAATCGGGTTTATTGTTTACATCTTGTTTACCTGAAATGGAAAAGCCCTTAAAATCAAGGTCTTACAATGTAAACAACATTTTTCTCCCGACAAACGACAAAAACTCTTTGAAGAGTTTTGAGATTTGTTGAAAGAGATTTTCTCCCGACAAACGACAAAAACTCTTTGAAGAGTTTTGAGATTTGTTCAAAGAGATTTTCTCCCGGCAAACGACAAAAACTCTTTGAAGAGTTTTGAGATTTGTTCAAAG